CGGAGCGTATACATCAGTAACTTTTGGTTTGGCATCTGGCGGGACTATCCCTAATGGGGTTCCTCAGCCGTTTAGGTATGATGTAGAGAGTTCCGTTGGTTCAAGAGCAGGAACTGCGGAGACGGCGAGTTCAACGACGGTAAATATTCCAGGCATAACCCCCTCATATACGCAGTGGGTTGATATATGTGGGGGTGGGTATAACAATGGTGGAACTACCACGACAATTGGCGCTGTCGGAGGTTTTACTGAAAATGTTGATACTGGACAGACATCCCCACCGCACGGAATATTTTTAGATTCCCAGTCGGCAAACGTGCAGCCATCTCAGAACTGTACTTTTAAAACTGCAACGACAGCAACATTGGCAGTAGCGAAAACAAATAGGGTTGGATTGAGGGTCTGTGTTCCAGTTCTTGGAAACGTCACCGCAGGTGCAGCCCTTCGTCGCATGTCAAGAGGTAGGAGGTACGGCTAAATGTCTCTGCTGATTCTGCTAGGCGGGGAATCCGGGACAACGCTGACGCCTGACCTGTTCAGTAACAACAATACGTTCTTTTCAGTAACCTTAGTAACAACATATGAACTAACACCTAGTCTAGTTAATAATACTGAGCAGTTTTTCTCTGTAACACTATCAATAGAACAGTTTCTTGTTGCTAGTAGAGAAGATAATATAAATCAGTTTTATAGTGCATTAGTAGAACAGATATCATTTTTAATACCAGACAGATTTGATAACTCCTCTGAATTTTATCAGATTCTTTTATTACCAGAAGGTTTCCCAGATCCATCTAATGTAAAATTAGGAGTAGTATATGGACCTACTGGAACAGAATATACGGGTACACTAGATATCTTTGGCGTTAAATTAAATATTACTACAGGTGATTTAGTAAAGCCTATTGGTTCTAAGATTGTTATAAATATTTAATTCAAGGAATAATACTAAAATGACTCATGACAGAAAGGATGATATGCTTTTAGAAAACCATATTAAAGAGGAGATGGAACGTTATGAGATCATTGAGCGAAGGCTTGCAGGACTTGAAGATAAGATGTCAGAGCTTCTGGATGTATGGACTCAAGCTAAAGGAGCAATGTCCTTTGTCAAGATCATGGCAGGATTGGCAGCCACCGCTGCTGCAATATATGCCTATCTACATGACCATTTTTCATTAATTGCTAAATGAAAAAGAACCACTACGTCTCTGGTCAGTGGAATTTTATTTGTGATTCATGTGGTCAGAAGTTAAAGTCTGGTGAATCTCGACAGAGATGGGATGGTTTTCAAGTCTGCTCTGAATGTTGGGAACCTAGACATCCACAAGACTTTGTAAGAGCAAGACAAGATAAGATTACAGTACCCTTTGTTCGACCTGATTCTGTAGTTTATATTCCTCTTAGTAATGAGGATCAGTCTGATACAATTAATAATGATACATTTAACGAAATAACATTTAACTAAAGGGAAGATATGGGAATTAAGTTTGCTAATAATATCAAGACAACACTAGGGCAATCCTGTCTTGCTGGTGCTACATCACTCTATGTAGTTTCTACTACTGGATTCCCTACTCTTGGTGTCAATGATTATTTCTACGCTACTATTGCTCCAGCAGATGAACTGGATGGATCTACTCGTGAAGTAGTTAAAGTTACAGCTTATGTAGCAGGTACAGGACCAGTAACAGTAGAGCGTGGACAAGATAATACAACACCTACAGCATGGAGTGCGACTGATAAGTTTGAACTTCGTATTCCTAAGGTTGTACTAGATGAGACCATCTCAGCTACTGCTGCTAATGTTGTTGCAGCACAGGCTGCACAGACAGCTGCGGAAGCAGCACAAACTGCAGCTGAACTAGCTGAAACTAATGCTGAGACAGCAGAGACTAATGCTGAATTAGCTCAAACTAATGCGGAAGCAGCACAGACAGCTGCGGAAGCAGCGCAAACTGCTGCTGAATCTGTATATGATACTTTTGATGATCGTTTTCTTGGAGTAAAGGCAGCTGATCCAACACTAGATAATGATGGTAATGCCTTGCTAACTGGAGCATTATATTGGAATAGTGTAGTGCCTGAAATGCGTATATACACTGGAGCAGCGTGGATTTCTATTGTAAGTGAAACTATAGGAAAACAATCTATTTGGATTGGCTCTGCTGGAATTTTATCTAGAATAACTACTGGACCGTCTGTTGGTATTACGGAAACTGCTACTAATAAAATTAATATTCCTACTCTAGACTTTGATTCTGGAACGCAAGAATATGCACAGTTTAGTATTACTATGCCTAAGAGTTGGAATGAGGGTACAGTTACAGCCAAGTTTGTCTGGGGACCACAGACGGCTACAGGTAATGTTATTTGGGGACTACAGGCAGTAGCAGTATCTGATGATGACGTACAAGATGCTGCATTTGGAACACCACAAACAGTTACAGACGGGGTTACTGCTACTGGAGATAAGATGACCTCTAGTGAAACTAGTGCAATTACAATCGCTGGTACTCCAGCAGCAGAGGACACTGTGTATTTTGAGGTTTACCGTAAAGCAGCTGATGCAGCTGACACACTAAACCAAGATGCTAAGTTACAGGGGGTTTTACTTTACTATACTACGGATGCTGCTACAGATGCGTAGACTGAATAGTAACCTTAGCCAAATTGCTAATGTAGCTCCACCATATACTTTAACTTATATCTCTCAAAATAAAGTTGAAAATACTTCTACAAATCCATATACATTTGCGTCACAAGCTGTAGGAACAGCTGGTTATACTAAGTTAATTATTTCATACAGACCATTTGCTTCTGCAGGAGATATAACTGGTATTACTGTTGGTGGTAACGCTTGTACTAGATTTGCACAATATTCTGAGTATAGTGCTTGGTATTGTAATGCTGCTGTTGGTGGTAATCAGAACGTAGTTGTTACTACAGATTCTACTCCCAATACATTGATTGTAGTTATATTTAATATAAGTTCCCTTTCTGGTGGAACATATACACCAAGTAAGGTTACACTTAATACTACAATATCTGGTACATCAATCAGGAATAAATTACCAGGTAGTGGTATAGCCTCTACTTATGGTGTGAATGATCGAAGTATGGCGGGGAGTTATGGTAGACTTACTAGAGTATCTTCTCAATATAGTACCTACGATGGTACTTATTTTCAGGTAGCAACAGCAATTAGATCCGTTCCTGGAGAGCAGTATACTTCGAGTGGTGCGTATGATTATTGGTTAAATATAGGTTAAATTAAATGGCTACATCTTCTTCAACAAACTTCAGTACTAATAGGGACAACCTAGTTAAGAGTGCCTTACGTATTATTGGTGCTATTGCTCAAGGAGAATCTCCTACTAGTGATATGACCACAGAAGCAAGTGAAGCTCTTAATATGATGGTCAAAGCTTGGGAGGCAGATGGTATGCCTCTCTGGGCTATTAAGGAATACAGCATTACTCTTGTTGCTTCTACTGCATCATATCGTATTGGTCTTTCTCAAACAGTAAATATACCTAAACCACTTAAAGTTATTCAAGCTTATTATGAGAACGGTGATATAGATATTCCAATGACTCAACTTACGAGACAAGAATATAACAGTCTCGGGAATAAAACAACTGAAGGTTCACCAATTCAATTCTATTATGATCCACAAAGAGAGTATGGAGACTTATACCTATTTCCTGTACCTGACACTACTGCTGCCAGTAATACAGTACGGATTGTGTACCAACGTCCTTTTGAGGACTTTGATGCCAGTTCAGATGAACCAGACTTCCCACAAGAATGGTTTGAGGCACTGAAGTTTGGACTAGCTTATCGTCTAGCTCCTGAATATGGTTGTACTTTAGAGCAAATAGGTATGCTTGGTAGGATGGCTAAGGAGTTCAAGGAAGCTGCTCTTGCATTTGGACTTGAGGAAGGTAGTTATTTCTTTGAGCGGGATATCAGGACATGGTAAACCAAGAAGGTTTAAATGCACAGAATTATGTAAACGATATCCTCCTACGGGCAGGTATCACAGATCCCCGTAAACAGGCTGAAATGACCCGGAAGGGGCTGTCTGACCTAGGTTCCTTCCAACAGGATTTCAAACAACAGACAGAACAAGCTACAGCCCCTGAAACTTATCTTGGTGCTGGACGTAGATTATATAATGATCAAACACCTGACCAACGTCTTATTGACTTAAAGTACTTACAAGAGTATGATAACCCCGATAGTAAGTCTGGTAAGAGTTGGTATACCTACAATCCAAAGGACTGGATGTTTGGTGATACCACTAATTGGGATGATCCGAATTCACCCTTAACAAAGAAGTATCGTAGTGGTGGTATTTGGGATGTATACGATAGAGGTGGTAATGATATTAGCGATTACTATTCTGATCCTACTAATGCTATCCGTGAGATAGGATATGATCGTGCAGTAAAAGGAATACAATATCAAGATTTTACTCCAGGCACTGCTGCTGTACTTCAACAAAACGAATACAACCCATCTTCATGGGAAATAATTCAGGCAGCTACACCAGATACACCAGCAGGATATTATTCAGCAGGACAGTATGCTGAGACAGAAGAAGCACTGAAACAACTTCTCTGGGATAAACGTAATCAGTTATTTTCGTCTAGTTCTGGTAATGAACAAATGCTTTACCACCAACTAGGTCGTATGCTTGATGGTGCTGGACTAATTAATCCAAATCACAGAATGAAGGGTCCAGGTAACTCAAAGGTAACTGGTTTAGAAACCCTATATGGATCACAGCCACTATTTGAAGTAGATCCAGAGACAGGGTTAGGTTCAACAAAGTACTATAATCTTGGTGATCTAAATGTAGAACCTTGGGAGATGGTGGATATGGCTGGTCGTACTAGATCAGCGGCCCGTGGTTGGCGTGAATACACTGATAAGGATAAATGGGGCCAACTTGTTAGTAAGATGGGGGATGATTACTATGTCAAACCAGAAGATGCTGATGAACTCCCAGGATGGGAAAACAAGAATACTTATTGGTACCATAAAGAAAAGAAAAAGAAAGGTGGTCTTGGAGGTATTTTAGGATCAATCGGATCGATACTTAGTTTTGTACCTGGTCCTTGGCAATTACCAGCTCAAATTTTCTCTGGAATAAATGCAATAGCTAACAAAAATCCAATTGGAGCTGTCCTATCTTTTGCTAATGCTGGTGGTTTTGGTCTTGGTGATCTATTTGGTGGTGGTGATGCTTTTGCTGCAGCAGATGCAGCTCAATTAGCAGGACAGGGAATAGGTACTCCTCAAATAGCAGATATTATGAATCAAACTTATGGTCTAGGTGATATAGCTTCAAATATCACAGCAAATCTAGGTTCATTATCAGGAATGACTGGTATTCCTGCTAATGCTCTAGTTAAGGCAGGAACTGGTTTTGGTACAGCATTACTCAGTGGGAAAGGTAATCCACTAACTAAGGGTGGTATTGCTGGATTAGCTTCTATCTTTGGTGGTCAAGTTGGTAATGAATTAGGGCCACTAGCAGGACGTATTGCCGAGGGTGCTGGATCATTTGGTCTTGGTGCCTTAGCAAACCGTATGGGTCAAGCAAAGGGACAATCTTCTATCGAGCAGGCAATGCAACTACCAGCACTACAAGCAGGTGCAACTACACAGACACAACAACGTGAAGAGGAACCACAGTTAACTCCAAGACAGATGGCTAGACTAGCTTATGCACATCGTAACGGAATGGTATAATGGCTACACAATCTAAACGTAAACAAACACAACAGAATGTACGCATTCCTCTTATTGGTTCTATGACTAATAGGGATAGTTCTGGTTCAAAGGATCAACGGTTTGTTAATATCTTTCCAGAAACACGTAAGATTGATCAGATCGAATCTACAAAGATTTTCCTTAACAAACGTCCAGGTCTTGAATCCTACCGAGACTATGGTACAGGAGAGGGTCGTGGATGTGCGTACTTTAACAGTAAACTTTATGTTGCAGTTGGTAATAAAGTTTATGAAGATGCCGTATCACCGGTTGAAAAGATTACACTTACTGGAAGTACTGGACATGTTGGTATGGTTCTTGGCAACTCTGCTTCTAATGGGGACTATTTATTTGTTTGTGACGGAACCTCTGCTTGGACCATCAATACTTCCGGAACTGTTACGGCTATTACCTCCGATAGTGTCCTGACTATAACCGTTAGTTCTGGAGGTACAACTTATGTTGGCACACCAAAAGTATACTTCTCAGGTGGTGGTGGATCTGGGGCAACAGCTACAGCTACTCTATCTAGTGGTGTAGTATTATCGTGTACTGTAACTGCTGGTGGTTCTAGTTACACTTCTGCTCCAACAGTAGCTTTTGGATTTACTCCATCCAGTGTAGATTCTGGTGCGGATACAATTACCTACGCTGGACATGGATTAGCTAACGATGATCGTGTTAAGTTAAGTGGTACTCCTCCAGCAGGTCTTGATACAACTACCAAGTATTATGTAGTTGGAGTCTCTGGTAATACCTTTAAACTTTCTCTTACATCTGGTGGTGCTGCTGTTAATATTACTTCTACAGTAACAACATTCACAGTTAATACTGGTGCTCCAGATACAGTAGCTACTGCTACAGCTAGTCTTAATTCACTACCCACACCACATGTACCAACACCAGTATTTATTGATGGTTACATTGCCTTAGCCAAGAACTCAGATGTTTACACTTGTGTAGTTGACGAGCCTAGTGAATGGAGTTCAAGTGATTATCTTAGTGCAGAGATTTTTCCTGATGCTATCAAGAGTCTAGCTAGACAGAATAACCAGATTGCTGTATTTGGTGCACATAGTACTGAGTTCTTTTACGATGCAGCTAATGCTTCTGGATCACCCTTTACTCGTAATGACTCTACTGTTCTGCAGATGGGTATAGCTGCACCGTATGCTATATATCAGAATGAACGTTTCCTTATCTTTATAGCTCAATCTGATGCAGGTGGTAGGGCAGTGTGGCAAGTAGAAGGTTTCCAACCGAAACGTATCTCTGATGAATTCATTGATCGTTGTCTTAATGCTGAGGTAGATATCACTGATGCTAGAGGCTATGGTATTCGTACAATGGGGCATCTATTCTATGTAGTTAATTTACCTACATCTAATCGTACCTTTGTATATGATGTAGATGAGAAACTATGGCATGAGTGGAGTGATAATAACTCAGGTAGTCATGTAGTATTTGGTTGTAACTATGGTACTGACGTAAACGAAGGTTATCCTTATGTACTTCATAAGAGTAACGGTATCTTATACAAGATGAAACCTGATGTGTATCAGGATAATGCTGTTAATATTCTAGTTGAGATTGTAACCAATAGATATGATATGGATACAATCAAACGTAAGTTCATGTCCAATGCTCGTATTGTTGGTGATAGATACAGTGCGGCTAATACTGTAAGTCTTAGTTGGACAGATGATGATTATCAGACTTGGAGTAATGTGAAGAGCATCGTATTAAATGACGACTTTCCTAACTTTGCAAGACTTGGTTGTTTCCGTCGTAGGGCTTTCCGTATTCAACATGCATCAAACTATCCACTACGTATGGAATCACTTGAAGTTACTTTCCAGGAAGGTGAACATTAATGCCTGGATTACCTCCACCACCAATTAATGACAAACCTGGCTCATTTACTTGGCTAGAGTGGTATCGTCAGTTACGTAACTATATCTCCACCTCTGGTAGTGTTCCTTGGTATATTATTAATTTCTCTGGATCTAATATCACTGATATAGCTTCAAGAGCACATAACAATATGCAATCTATACAAGGTGGTACCTTTGGAGAGATGTATCACTTACCAGCAATAGATTACAATATGTTTGACCATACTGGTAATCTTATTGTACAGAAGACCAGTGGTTATGGTATTAAGGTAGATACTACTACTCCTACCTTTGGATGGAGAGATATGCTTGGTGCCATCAATACAAGACCAACTGCTGGTGGTGGAGCCTCAGCTAATCCTGATTATGTGGCTTATCGTGGTGGAATATATGCCTATCGTTTTGGTACTATTGCACCAGACAACCATCTACATGAAGCCTTTATTGAGTTTCATATACCACATGATTACGTACCTGGATCTGATTTATATATCCATACACATTGGTCACAGACTACTGTAGATACTGGTGGTACAGCAGGTGTTCCTGGGGTAGCTAAGTGGTATTTTGAAATTAGTTATGCAGATGGTCATGGTACACCAGGTGGAGCAGCAGATCCGTTTATTGCTCCAATAACAGTATCAGTAACACAACAGGGTAGTACTACCCAATATGGACATATGATTGCTGAAGTACAGTTCACTAATAACGGTGGTACAGGTGGACTAATTGACAGTAACACAATTCAAGTAGACGGACTCGTGTTAGTTCGAGTTTACCGTGATCCGGGTGATGCTGCGGATACACTAAATCAAAACACCTTTGTACACTTCGTAGATATTCATTACCAAAGTACAAATGTGGCGACAAAGAACAAAGCACCAAACTTTTATAGCTAACACGAAAGGAAGTAAAAATGGATGAATGGGATTTTGGACCAGCACAAGAAGATCTTAGTGGTTGGGGGGATTGGGGAGAAACTCCTGATCAACAAGGAGTATTTAATTCTGGATACGATTCTGGTTTTAACTGGTTTGGTGACTCTGATTTACATTTCGATGACTGGAATGCGGGTTCGGATCTAATGAAGGGACAACAACTCGGAGAAGAACTATATTTTGATGACTGGAATCAAGGTTCTAATCTAGGTATTAATCAGACTCTTAGTCAATTACCAGATTCTGGTTGGGATACTTCTGGTGTACAGGATACTCTTGCAAAAATCTTTGCTAACCCTAAGACTTGGCAAGGTCTCTTTGGCGGTATAATGGATGATCGTAGTCGTGCTAAGGCTCGTACTGCCGCTGATCCACGTAGGAACATTCAGTGGTTACAACAGAATACTCCTCAAGATCCAACTAAAGCTATGCGTGATAATGCACAAGCTGCATTTATTCAAGCTAACCAAGATCCACGTTCAGTTGCTATTGTGAGAGACCAACTTAACGCTATTCAAGATGCACAGAATCGTAAAGATGCTGCAGCAGGTCGTAGATCTAATATGATTGGTTCTGCTCCTGCAGTTCTTGGAGCACAAGGTAAAGTTATTAATGACTACCTACAGAATATGGCTCAATTCAGGATTCAACCGAATGCTGCTGGTTTGTCTAGTCTGTACGGACAAGGTAATTCACAACTAATGGATGCACTAAAGGGTGGTGATATTGGAGGACTAATGGCAGCTATTGCTAAGATTCTACAAGAGAATCCAAGTCTCGCTGCTTTACCTGAGATCGCTACTAATCCTATTGTAAGGACTTAATCATGGCTGGAATTCCAATGCTTGAAACTGGGTACAAACCACAATACGAATTAGGTGGTGTTTGGTCTGGTATTAATGCTGCTAATGCTGATGCTTCTGCAGTACAGCAATTGATTAAACAGGCTTATGAAAATCAGGTAGCTCCTGAGTTACACCAAGAAACAATGGACAATAAGCGTGCTCAAGCTGAGTGGTATCGAGCACAAGCAGAGGCATCTGCACGTGATAAAACAGATCCACTTAAAGCAGCTAAGGCTAAACGTGAGATGGCTGATATGCTTCTACCAGATATGGCTACATTTGTTGAACCATATATGGCTGCTGCTAAAGAAAAGAATGGTCCAGCAATGGGTCAAACTATGCCAGCAATGGATGCTGTATTACAACGCCTTCGTAAAGTAGATCCTGACTCTGCTGATATTATTGAACGTAGTTATAATCCAGCACAAGCTTTAGTAGATTATCATCAGTCTCGTTTAGAGCAAACTAATCCTTATGTTAAGATGTATGGTGCAGATAGAAATAAGGAGGGTAAAGTAGAAGCAGCTTCTATTATGGCTGGTGCACAGAATTATCGTACATCTATTTTAGAAAAGATTGCTGCTCTTAAAGCTGTTGCTGGTGCTCATGTTGGTAAGGCAGCCTCTGGTTTTGAAATGCAAGGTAATAAATATTTTGATATGGCTGTTGCAGAGAAAGATCCTGAGAAGAAAAAAGCTTATACTGATCAAGCACAATACTTTTATAATCTAGCCCTACAAAAAGCTGAACAAGCAGCATTAGCTCGACAAGCTGGAACTCCAGCTATGCCTGAGGGTATCCCAGTTAAACCTGGTGCTCCAAAAGTTACTACACCACCAACAGGAGTAGCTAAACCAGATCCACTTGGTATTAGGAAAAATTAATGAACTTCCAAGAAATACGTCAAAAGTATCCTGAATATAATGATCTATCCGATACTGAGTTATTGGATGGATTTTATTCTAAGTACTACTCTGATATTTCTAAGGAGGAATTCTATAAATCTGTTGGTTACCAAGTAAAACAAGAGCAACCTAAAGAGGACTCTTTAGGAGATACTATACTTAAAGGTGGTAAGGACATTGCTCGATCTGCTGCTGGTATGGCAGTAGGTGCTGCTGATTTTATAGGAGGTCTTCCTAACTATCTTGCTTCGTTCCCTGTAGCTATTGGTGCTGGTCTTGGAACAGGAGATTGGAAAGGTGCTCTTGAGTGGCAGAGACAAGGAGGTATGTTTCCTGAGAATGTCACTTCATTCCTTAAGGCACAAGGTATGGATACCTATGAGGGTACAGCAGGTAAACGTGCTGTTCAACTTCCGTTTGAGAAACTTACAGAGGGTATTGATAATGTTTCTGAGTTGATTGGTGGTAAAGGACATACTGGTGCTTCTATTAACCTAGCACTACAAGGTATGCTTCTTGCTGGTATTCCTGGAGCTAAAACTGCTGGTAATGTTATCTCAAAGAAAATGCCTGATAGTTGGGTAGGTGCTAAGTCCGGCGAGCAGATTCGTGCGGAAAAAGGATACTCAGATATCCCTGATTCTGTGCTTACAGAAGCTAACCAAATGGTTCGTAATGATCTGTCTGGTTTTTCTTGGAATCCAGAGACTCGTCGTATGGAACGTGGTAATCTATATCTAGATCCAATTACAAATACAATTCAGGAAGTACGTAGTCCAATGAATC